CGAAAAGATCAACGGGCTCCCGCACAACAAGGTCCCGCTGGCCTGCAACCACGTCACCACGTTCATCGACGTTCAGAAAGCGCTTCTATTTTATGTTGTAGTAGCCTGGGCAGACGACTTCACCGGGAGCATCATAGATTATGGTAGCTGGCCTGATCAGCACCGACGCGAGTTCTCGCTCGCCGACGCAAATCCGACCATCCAGAGCCTGAATCCGCGGGCTGGTCTTGAGGGCGGGCTGTACGCCGCCCTGACCACACTGACGGATGATCTGCTTGGTCGCGAGTGGGAACGTGAGGACGGGGCCATGATGAAGATCGAACGTGCACTGATTGATGCAAACTGGGGGCAAAGTACGGAAATCATCTATCAATTTTGCCGGGAATCCAAGTTCGCCGGCGTCGTGCTGCCGAGTCATGGTCGATACGTCGGTGCGAGCTCAAAGCCGATGACGGAATACCGCAAGCAGCCCGGTGACAAGCTTGGCTTCAACTGGATGATGCCGTCGGTGATCAAGAAACGGGCTGTCCGGCACGTCATATTCGATTCCAACTTCTGGAAGAGTTTCGTCCATGCTCGCCTCGCGGTTCCCACAGGTGACAAAGGCTCCCTCACGCTCTACGGACGTGTTCCCGGCATCCACCAGCTCCTGGCCGAGCACCTCACGGCTGAATATCGCGTGAAGACTTCCGGTCGTGGCCGCACGGTGGACGAGTGGAAGCTGAAGCCCGAACACCACGACAACCACTGGCTGGACTGCCTGGCCGGATGCGCGGTGTGCGGGTCTATGCTCGGATGCAGCCTGCCGGAGTTCGGTGCGGTTATGCAGAAGAAGCGTGGCCGCATAAAGCTGTCCGAACGCACGGGAACGCATATCACTGCCGGGGAACCTCGGCGCAAGCTCAAACTATCAGATATGAGGAGAAGCTAATGGAAGATACGACCGTTATGCAGTTATGCTGTCTTTTTTCGGCAGTTTTTCGAAGAAAGAACGGTATTCCACTGGATAAAGCCGGAGACATGCGCTTTAAGTACATGCCGCCGGAGAATCGCGCCGAAAAACACGACGCTGGACTCCATTCAAAAGTAATCGAAACGGAGAATCTATGTGTAACGAAAACACCGTCGTCCTTGATCAGCTTACCTGCCTCCTGGTCTCAGTCATGAGGCGGAAACAGTCACAAAATTCAGACAGACAGAAAGGAGTCAAAAATGCAAAGAGCGGACATAATCAGCCGCCAGATTGATGCGGTCAAGACAAAAAATATGCCGGACCTCCGGGAACAGTTCCAGGAGCTCCACGGCTTCGACTGCGGAGAAACCAATTCCCGCAATCTGCGCAAGCGGATCATCTGCCGCCTGCAGGAGATCTACCTCGGTGGCGTCGACGCCACCGACATGATGATTCTGGAAGACATTGCGGACAGAGACCCGCTGGCCAACCTCAAAATCATCGCGGCAAAACGCGCGGTCAAGATCACAGGAACGAAACTGTACCGTATCTGGAAAGGCAGGCAATACGTGGTAACGGTCGGCAAGCAGGGGAAATACATTTACAACGGGGAAACATTCAAATCACTGTCGGCGGTGGCGCGTAAGATCACCGGAACGAAATGGAACGGAAAAGTGTTCTTTGGAGTGAAAAGCTGATGGAACAGATCAAATGTGCAATTTACTGCCGCAAGTCGGTGGAGAAGGGGCTCGACATGGAATTCAATTCCCTCGACGCCCAGCGGGAAGCCGGGGAAGCATACGTCGCCAGTCAGAAATCGAATGGCTGGATCTGCCTGCCGGAGCATTATGACGACGGCGGCTTCTCCGGCGGGAACATGAACAGGCCCGCACTCAAAAAGCTTCTTGCCGACTGCGAGGCCGGGAAGGTGGACGTCATTGTGGTTTACAAAATCGACCGACTGTCACGTTCCTTGTGCGACTTCGCCGATCTTAGCCGCTCGTTCGAGAAATGGAACGTGGCCTTTGTGTCCGTCACGCAGGAAATCAACACAAACACGTCCGCAGGGCGCATGATGCTGAATATCCTCATGACCTTCGCGCAGTTTGAACGGGAAATGATTTCAACACGCGTCAAGGATAAAATGGCCGCGACGCGGAAGAAGGGAAAATGGGTAGGCGGTGGAATCCCGCTTGGATACCAGCTTATCGACAAGAAGCTTTATGTGAATAAAGAAACGGCACCGATAGTCTGCCGGATCTTTCGGCGCTACATTGAAATCCAGTCCCCGAAGCAGATTGCAAAGGAGCTCAATGATGATGGAGTAATGTTCCGCCGCGGATACAGATGGAATACCCAGCAGATCTACCGAATCCTCAACAACTACACCTACGCCGGAATGGTGTTCTATGAAGAACATGCATATCCCGGAGAACAAGAACCGATCATCGACCGGGAAACATGGGAGACGACACAGCGCTTTCTTCAGGCAAACAATCCTGTGAAGGGAGCATCCATGCGGCGTTCATCCGATGCCGCATTGGCCGGCATTATCCGATGCGGTCACTGCAATTGCGCCATGACACCGGCAAGCTCCAGTCGTTGGGGGCGAGTGTACAACTATTATCACTGTGCGCATGACCTCAGACGAGATGAATCGACCTGTCCCATCAAGGCCATACCCGCAGGAGAAATTGAAGGCGTTGTGTGTGAAAAGCTGATTCCCGTATTGCAGTCTCCGGAGATTGTCGCGGGTATAGCCCAACAAACCGGGATGCAGCCCAAAGACATCGTCAGTTTCTTCGACGGGAATTTCTGGGAGGAACTTACCCCCATTGAAAAGAAACGCCTTATGCAGATTCTGGTGGCGCAGGTAACCGTCAATAAAGACGGCGCATTCATCGAAGTTCGAACCGAAAACATAAAATCCATCCAATCAATCCAGGAGGTAGACGATGAACAGGATTCTTGAAAACGGACGCCTGCAGATTTTCGTCCCGCTTAAATTCCGTTCTGTCGCATACAGAAGGAAAATCGTAATGCCGGGTATTCCGAGCGATGGCACGGAACCGATCGCGCTCGCCCTCGCGCGAGCCTTCCGCTGGCAAAAATACATTGATGAGGGGAAATTCAAAAACATCCGCGAGCTGGCCAAGGCAATCGGCGTCGATGAGTCCTCCGTTGCCAGAACGCTTCGCCTGCGGATGCTGTCCCCGAAGATCATCCATCTGGTCGTCAGCGGAGAAACCCCGCGCAAACTGAATCATGAGGCGATCCGTCATACTCTGCCGGACCTCTGGAGCGAGCAGGAGAAGATTCTGTTGGTGGAGTGAGGCCTTTGGAAGACATCACACCCGGTGGGAGGGCGGGTGTGGGGATTGGGATGGGAATGAGAGAAAAAAGGAAACTTTTTGCGTTTTACGTCTTGCGTTTAACAAGATGCGGTGTATATTATATCTTCGAATGGAGATTTTCGATGATCGCAAGCTACAAATGCAAAGAGACCATGCGCCTGAAAGCGGAAGGTTCGAGCAGGAAATTCAAAGCTATTGAACAGATTGCTCTGCGGAAGCTGGATATGCTTGAAGCCGTCGTGAATCTGGAAACGCTGAGGATTCCACCCAGCAATCACTTCGAAGCTTTGCACGGTGATCGTGAGGGGCAATACAGTATCCGCATCAACTCCCAATGGCGTATATGCTTCACCTGGCACGACGGGAATGTTTACGATGTCGAAATCGTCGATTATCATTAAGGAGGCCTAATATGATCAGAACAAAGAATTTGATTCCGCCCGGAGAGATTCTTCTGGAAGAATTTCTGAAGCCGATGAACATCACGCAAAACAAACTCGCGATGGATATCCATGTTCCCGCACCAAGGATTTATGCCATCGTGAAAGGAACACGGGCAATTACAGCCGATACCGCGTTGCGCCTTGGTCATTACTTCGGAACCGGTCCCGAATTCTGGATCAATCTCCAGAGCAATTATGATTTGTGCCTCGCCGCAGCTGAATTTCAGAAAGAAATCACGTCGATTCCCAAACTAGCACTGGCGTAAAAAAACTCAGCGCCGTAGCAGAGCGATCTGTTGCGGCGTTTTTTTGCTACTCTTCACATCCGGCACCGCCGGAGTGCGAAGCTGGCTGTAGCGTAGGCCTAATCGGAAAAATGTTCCAAAAGTCGCGTTTCTAAACCGGGAAAATGGTCCAAAAGACTTTGTATCTACTTAAAAACAAGATAGATGTATACTATAGGCGCGGAAACGCGTTGTGTCAAGAAATGTTGACATCATTCCGCCAAACAATCACATCTGTCAGGAATTGTTGACGCGATTTAAGTCGCCGCGCCTCACCGCCATTGACCGGTGATGAGGCATGAATTGTGTTTATGTTTTAAAGCGAAGCGAGCAAGCTGAATCATGGGACAAT